ATATATTCATTACGCTCCTTAGTGTGATATAATGGGTAATTCATCGTGTGCCACTAGAGGATTTGCCCGATTTATATTGTTATCTTGCCATGACTTTGGTTTCTCTAGAGGGGCAACTTTTGCCAACGGCGCATATGCCCCCATTCGAGCATTAAGAACTGCACGGGCATCTTCTTCCGTTGATTGATACTGATTTCCACTATTGCCACAATTCCCACTATTGCCACCATTCATATTGGCATAAAAATCATTCACTGACATATTAGCGATATTACATGGTACATGAGAAGCACGAGCAAGAGGACTATATTGTGCCATCCGGGAATTAGCCTCTTGGCGATAGATATCTTTACTACTATCCTGAATCACCATCCGGGTATCTCTAGCATATCCATTAGGATTATATGCAACCTGTTGCGGATTATATCTAGCAGCATTAGGATTATCAAAGATAAAATCACCCACTTTGCTATTCATATTTTGCCGGTAATCTATGCGTTTTTCATCCATACGGTGATATCCAGTTCCGGGTTGTTGTTCCTGGCTTAGTGATTGCATAGGGGATTGAGTCATAATAGGAAGATTATTAGGATTGATAAAAGATTGTGCGCCGGTATGCACATCACCTAACACTGGCGTATTATTATGAAGTCCATTAAAGGTGCTATAATTTTGTTGGAAATATGATGATAGGGGATTTACCTGATTTTCCATAGGTTGTCTAGTTGCAGTACTAGTGTCTGGATTTGTTTGATTTTGATATTGAGAATTATTACGGGTGTGTTGCGCTAGTGTAGGTGTTTGAAATTGATTAGGCGCTATCATCATAGGTTGCTCCATTTTCATCTGTGCCATCTTATCATTAATCTCATTCCTATGGGTGCCTGTTGTGCGGGTAGGTCTTTTAACTTGAGTAGGCACCATTGGTATCTCTAAGGGTGTAGGGAAATTTATCTGGTTGGAGTTATCCTGACTGGGTTGATTATATGTATAATCAGTCTGGAAAAATGACATCTGTTTATTTAATTCTTCTATATCCATACTTTCACTCAGATTGCTAGAACTACTTTTACACAAAAGCAAGAAATATTTAACGAATATATAACTTAGAGAAAATTAGGCAAATGCATATCTAGCTTAGCACCATGCTATTGATATGGTACAAAGCTCAATAAAAATTACAACTATGTAAAATGCATAAGACATATTATTATATAAATATTATATAAATATAAATATTATATCAATATCAATATAATAACACAATGACTTATTCTTTAAAAAAATTAAATAATCGTATAAAACACAAAACTCATAAACACTACAAACTTCTTTTTAAAACTATTAGAAAATCTAAAAAAAATGTAAGAAAGCATAAATCATCTAGTATATATGCTATTAGTAATCCTATAAATAAAAAATTTATACCTAATAAACATAAACATATTTTAGCTGGTGGAAATAATGATAATATATTATTTGGATGTACTACACTAGATCAAAATTCTACATTAACTAAAAATTTTGAATTAATTAATAAAACAATACGCACATATATACCTGCTGATATAATATTAAATACTTTTTTGTTGTATAAATCACCAAGTTCAAAACAACATAACGCAGTATCTTCCAATTCCATCCAAGAAACTTTAAAAACTTTAAAAGAGAAAAATTATCATCAAATAAAAGAAATTAATCATAATATTATGGATTTTATAAAAACACAAACACATGATTTCTTTTATAGAATGATTGTATTAACAGAATGTAGTAATTTATTAGCTACTTTATTGTCTGAAAAAATTTTATTGTCAGTAAAATTTAAATGCACACCTGATATTTATAATATAATAGACGAAAATATATTTTTATTATATAGCAAAATTGTAAATTATGGTTATTTAATTAATTTTTTTTTAGAAAAAGATAATAAAACACAGCTAACCAATATTGATAATTTTATGGCAGCATTTGACACGACAAGATACCTGCCACTTGTTATATATTCTATTTTAATTATGAAAATACTATATAAACTCGTTTCTACTGGAATTTACAAAAAAATCAACGATATTTATTTTGATGACTATAAATCACAATGTAGTGATATTAAAACACATGTCTTTGAAACAATTAATAAGTATATTACAACTTCTAAGAAAGTTGAAGATTTAGTTACTATAATGAGTGAAGATGAAGAAATCAAATGGATAGAAACCACAAAAGCGATATACAGTGATATAGTTGAACTATTTGGTATAGAAAACTTTAATACAAAACTAATATTATTTATAAGCAGAACAAACTATGTTGATACATACATAGTACCATGTATCCCTAAGCGTGTTTAAAAACCGACAAGCATTTAAGGGAAAATTGCATAAAATAATTTTCAAATTGCAACTTATTATGTATACTATATAGAGTGTCCTAGTAAAGTTTTTTGACATACAATTTATTATATTTTTTATATTTAACATATAAATTCATTTTATTTATACATATGCTTATTATTTCAATATTTTTAGTTATTTTATTAAATCCGTATTACAATAAAATTAATCTTCTTATTCTCTAGAACACTATTTCCTAAAAATGTATGAAATATCAAAATGTATCTTATTCATTGTCATTCTACTATTCTTCACGCTGATTCTCTCTCTACTTTATAAATATCACTTGCTAGAACTTTTCCTAGAGTATAGGAATTCGACCAATGGTAAAAAATATGGTATTCAAGAGAAATTGCAAGATTCCACCAAAGCCCTAGAACTTCTAACGAAACTCGATAATAATATGGTTGCTTTTATTTCCCAATTACATAAGCAACATCCAAATGATGAACGTGTTAAACGGTTAGTAAAAGGTTTTAAACATATAAAAATAGAAGAAACAACTGAAAACGCGGATGATGATGACACATCCTATACCATTAACAAAGGAGAATCAATGAGCCTTTGTCTGCGAGAAGGTGATTCGCACCGACCATTTCACGATTATAATACACTCTGTTTTGTTATTATTCACGAATTAGCCCATATCGCATCTGTAAGTGAAGGGCATAATTATGAATTCATTGAAAATTTTAAATTCTTATTAAAAGCGGCAGCAGCAATGGGGTATTACACACCTATTGATTATAGCAAAAATCCATTTATGTATTGTGGCAAAATTAAAGTAACCAATAATCCATTTTATTAGCCAGCAATCCTATACTTCCTCTAGATAAGGTGGTTTTAAATCCAAATATTGATCTGATTTTTTAAGCGCTTTTTGTTCTTGTGCTGTTCTAACATTAGGTTTGCATACAATTAAACCTCCTGGAGTACCTTCCATTCCACGGTCGCCCTTATTTCCTTGTGGTCCATTCGGTCCCACTATAAATTTTATTTTACTAAATGACATAATGATAAATATGAGAATTATAATATTTAATGTGATAGAAATCGCAAATATACGTATGGCCTGTAAATTCTTGCTACCTGCAAATAATCTATCTAGAAACTGCATTCCTACTATCCCACCAATAAAAATTATCAATGCAATGACAATGAATATTGGCGTAAATAAATCCTGCAAAGTTTCAGCCATTTTCCTAATACTTAATCTATATTTAACTTATAAAATTAACTAAACATAACTAAACATAACTAGGAAAACATAAGTAATAAAAACCAACTAATAAAAACTAACTAATAAAAATCAACTAATAAAAACACGGAAAACATTAGACAATATTTTTTATGATTTTTTCTAGACTCACATTTACTTCCCGATAAATACCGGTTAGCCCTTTAATACGGCTAGTTGTAATCTCCGTCATATCCATATTATAAATCTTTTCCAAATAATTTGGAATGTGCCCGCATAATTGCCCCATCTTACGTTGTGCTAGGTCTTCATAATTCCTAATTATTTCAATCTGGGATTGATATTTTTCCAGATTGGTTTGAATAATATCAATGTATTTATTATATTTGTCTTTCTCGGTAGTCAATTCTTTAATAGCATTTTCTTTTTCCCGGTCGATACCAAATGTGCCTAGACATTCATCTTTTATTATATATGCGGAAATTGTAGGCGGCATTAAAATACGACACATACGAACTAGCGTCTCTTGTATATCATTTAAAAGAATACCGCCTTGTGCAATACCATCGCTATTTACTGCAATTCGTCCCTCTAGCCCATTAGGTATGATTATATTAATTACATCTAGAAGTGTATTGGAATTTTCGACTTTAACTGGAATTGTATCTAGTTCCGCTTGGATATTATTATAAGTAGTTAGAAGGATTGGTGGGAGATGTTTTTCGTTCTTAGAATCATATACTAATGGTTTAGTTGCACGTAGAGAAATGCTAGCTTCTTTCATAAGTTTTTGATTATATTTATTGTACGCCTGATTTGTATTATTAATAAGAGTCATCAAACCGGCTATATCCATGTTGCCTATATTCCTATTTTTGAATTCTGGTACTTGGGATTGATACTTATAAACATAATATATCAGCTCCCGGGTGGCCTCTAGCTGATAATGCCTAGTATAAATCATTGCTATGAGAATAGATGGAATCGTAATGCTAGATAGTCGATTATTTACCCATTTCTTATATGTTTGAGAAATATTACCATATTCATTAAGAGCATCATTAAGCCCAGAAAGCAAGTTATTATATACTGTATTATTGGCAAGGTCTGTTTGGCTATTAAAATTACAAATGAATGTATTCATCGGTGTACGCCATACACTAAAAATTTCAATCTTATCTACTATTTGATGTTGCACTAGATAGCTATTCGTTTGCTTATATTGTTCTGTATTGGAATCACTATCAAAACCTAGAGAACCAACATAAATGAAAACCAAATTTAAATCTTTGGCAGGAACTGTTTCCAAGCAAGTTTCTTTAATCATAGCATAATTATTAACTGGCGGGGCACTGGTTCCAAAGGATATCAAGTCCCCCAAAGGTAGATAACTGTTTTGTTGAACGGAACCTTTATATCCCGGTGCAGAAACTATTTGCTGTTGTGCCCTCCAAATAGTGAACGTATTAACTTCATTTGTCTTTGCATTAAATGCACTTAAGGTAGTGAGTTTTGTATATCCGGCGGGGTACATTATATCGCCCGCAACAACAAATGAATTTAAGGTGAATGTTTCAGTACCACCATAAACGGAATCCCCTAATGGTAGATATCCTACTTTAGGAACTGGTGCGCGGAAAGTGCCATATGTATTCTCTGATGCCGTTGTTATATTAGTATTTATTATTTTTATAAGGTACCACGCAATCGCAGGTGATGTCATCAAAGTCTTAAAGTTAGCGATTGCTGTCAGGTTAAGTGTAGTATTGGAAGGTAGCACATTACCTAAAATGATATTATTAATTAGTCCGGTATAATCAATAGCATTCCCGGCATCTAGTATATTCTGGAAATAAGAGAATGCCGTATATAGGGTCTTGAAATTAGAATCATACGCATCTAGCCTGCAAATTGTATCCGTCTTTCTTACTGATTGTAAGTATATATTGGTTTTGCATTCATAACTACAGGTTACAGATGATCCAACTTTACCCCGTTTACCTTTCTTACCCCGATTACCTGGTGGGCTAGGATAATTACCCGCGGTTTTACCATAATAGGTAAATATTAGGAATATAGTGATTAGATTTATTACCGCGATGGCAATGAACCAGACATATCCGCTCCGGAGGGAAGATACATCAAATATATCCCGCATAAAATACCCACCTACCATTAATACAACTATCAATATAATTATAATACTAGATTGAAACCATAAAGGCAGAGTAATCTCATAAGCTGAAATATCATTAACAAATGCCGATATTGAATCCATTCTCTAGGTACTTTTGCAAGTTGAGTGGCAATCTATTATAATGGTAGATAATTCTAAATTGCCAGAAAACCAGCCTATTATAGAATGATGAATAAAAAATTGAAAAATATTATACTGATTACTAGCGGTAATATTTAGAATACTCAGCATACTCGGCATACTCAGTATGGAATACGCATCAAACATTGCAGAGGATGATAACTACGATGAAACCCATAACTGTTGCACCAAAGCGCAATGCTTATATAACCCTAAAGAAAAAACCACGAACGCGAGCAATAAACTTAGATGCTGTGCAAATTTCTGCATCGGTTGTGGTGTTAATATAGGTGATTGCAATCCGCGGCAATATTGCTGTAAGCTTTATTGTCCGGTTGAAAATATGGATGACACTTAGAATTAGCTTGGCGCCGATGGAGTTATCATTTCCTGTTTTTTTAGTGGTGTCTTCTTCAATGTTTTTTTATTATAAAATCTTAATATAATATTATAATAAAGTAAAATACAAAAAACGAAAAACAAAAAAAAATTAGAAATAAAATTAAAAATCAAATTAGAAATCAAATGTGTCTAGAATGTTATAATCTCTTTTAATTACCTCTACCACGCCCACGACCGCGGCCTCTTGCACTGGCACCCCGGCCTCTATATCCTGCACTGGCACCCCTACCCCGGCTACTTGCAGATTTACCTGGATTAGCAATATGTTTTTCTACCGTTGGCATTACTTCCTCTAAAGTGATAGTTTCCCAGCGGTCTTTTAATGCTTTTGATAGTTTTATATTATCCTTGCTTTTGTATTTGATATATGCGCCATATGGTCCCACCTTAATTACGACATCTTCACTAAGCACACGATCTCTAGAGGCACTGGCTTGTTTTCTAGCTTCGGCACCTTCATAATACTGCAAGATGGCAATTGCCTCTTCTAGAGATGTAGTCGCCGGATCGGTGCCTTCGGTCTGGGTGTATTTCATATAATTTTCAATACTGTAATTCTTACCATTCCATACTATATAGACGTTCTTAGCTTTTTTTAGAATTACGTCTCCATCTTTATAAGTTCCTAATGTTCGCGGAAATACCAATAGTGCAATAGCATTCTCTAGAGTCATAGAATCAAATCTACCAGTAAAACTAGCAAATCGCGATTTAGTCTTATCTGGGTTAGACTCACAAATTAAGAATCCTTGTCGAGAACGGATAGCATACACTGGCAACCCTGTAATAGGATGCATACCTAACAACTTACGATTTTCTGTATCCGGTTGTATCCCGTCTGCAGCGGCAGCACCAGCACCAGCAGCACCGGCACCGGCAATTTGTAATTGTTTGCGTGCTTTTGTTGCTTGTGCTAGTTGATCTATAATTGGATTTAAACGGACATACACCGAATCTACAACCCGATGCCAGACTTTACTACCTGCGGCAATTTCATCTAGCATTGCTTCTATCTGTGCGGTGAATTGATAATTTATAATTTCTATAAAATTTTTATCCAAGTATTCATTTATCATAATACCTAGAGGTGTTGGAAATAGTTTATTTTTATCTCCTTCCACTGCGACTTGTTGAATCTCGCTAGTTATAACATCCGGATATTGGTACCCCATTCGCACGGATTGAACCTTTTTAGCTGGTATGGACTTACGTTCTACATATTGCCGCTGTTCTTCCTGTATTTTTTTTATCATACTAGCGTATGTGCTAGGTCGGCCGATTCCAAGGTCATCTAACTTTTTAATAATACTAGCTTCGGTATATCGGGCTTGTGTCGGTTTAGTATATTTTTGCGCGGCGTCTAGAGATATGGGAAATACGGAATCACCTTCTTTCAATTTAGTGAATATTTTTTCTAGATAAGCATTCTGTTCACCTCCACCAGAATAATTAGAATCTTCGGGTGCTTCTTCTGCATCATCTGTTTCAACATCTTCTGCTTCTTCACCATCAGCAACACCAACAACACTAGCAGACTTAGCTGATTTCACTTTTTTATGAAGATTAAAACACGCTAGATAACCATCAAAAATGAGTTTATCGTGCTTTCCTACAAAGACAAATAATGGGGTGTTGTTATGTGATTCAGTATCAACACCGCTTTCAGTTGTATCTGCATTAGTTTTCTTCTTAGCTTTACCCTTATTTGGCTTGGTTGTTGAAAGTTCATCTGTTTTTGTGGAATCTTTAGAATCCTTAGAATTACTTATCTTAACGGTTAGAATTTCGAAATCCGCAGGTGCCATTTGGCTAGCTACTGCCCGCCGCCAGATGAGTTGATAAAGTCGATTATGGTTAGCTGTCATTCCTTCTACACCTAGTGCACTTTCCTTTGCAAAATCAGTGCATCTAATACATTCGTGCGCTTCTTGGGCTCCGGAAGATTTAGTTTTATATTGTATTTGCCGATGATAGCGCTCTCCCCATTTATTCTCTACTAGAATTTTAATTGCCTTTAGGGCATCAACTGACATAAATAAAGCATCAGTTCGCATATAAGTAATTAGTCCAGCTTCATATAGTTTCTGCGCGAGCTTCATACAAGCATCAGGCGACATACCTAGCTTGGTAGATGCATCTTGTTGCAAAGAAGAAGTAATATAAGGAGGGCTAGGATTTCTTTTAGTAGCATTCTTAGTAATGCTAGTGATATGCCATTCTAGCGAATTAGTACCAGTTGCAGATGTGCTAATAGCTTTTAGGGCATCTAGTAGGGTTTCTATCTGGGATTGGTCTTTAATTGGGGTTTCGCAAGTTGTTTGCAAGTATTTAGTAGTTCCGGGTGTGTTGGTGAGTTCTTTCTTATCTAGCAGGAACTGGGCGGACATTTGAAAATAGGTCTCGCTAGAGAACTTCGCGATTTCCGCCTCTCTTTCTGCAATTAATTTAACCACACACGACTGCACGCGACCTGCACTAAGATGCCAATTATTATATTCCTTCCATAGTAAGGGTGATATTTTATAACCAATTAGTTTATCCAGAACCATCCGGGCAAATTGGGAATATACCTGATTCATATCTAGCAATATATTATTTGCAATGGTGTTATTCACGGACGTGCACACTGCTTTTTTAGTAATTTCGGTAAAAGTGGTACGGAAACGTTTATTAGGGGTTAGCTTAAGAATTTCAGCGGAATGCCAACTTATGGAATGGCCCTCGCAATCATTATCCTGGGCTAAAATTACTTGATTAGCAGTTTTACCTTTTTCTTTAATTTTCTTAATAATATCCGCTTTATCTTGCATATTTTCAAATTCCGGTTCATAATTATTGGCAATATCAAAACCTAGTTCATTTTTGGGTAATTGGCGGATATGCCCGCAAGTTGCCATTACTTCATAATCATCGCCGAGGAATGATTGAATTTTTTTAATTTTAGCAGGGGATTCAACGAGAACTAGAATTGACATTGTTGCGTTTGTATTACCTAACACTAGCGTATTAGTTAATAAGGTATTATGTAATTATTTAATATGAGATATATTTTTATGTTAAAAGAAAAGACAAGCCAAATAATAAAATCAATTTTATAATGCTAGCAATTTTTCCAACTACCTTAAATATATTTTTCTATTTAATATATAATAAACTATTTCATCATATCATATTACCTTAAAACCTAAAACAATATGAATTCTCGCGTGCTTTTTGCCATCCATTGTATAATTGGCATTACAGCTCTAGCTGTTCTAGGATATGCGTTATCTCAGCCTCTAGCAAATCTTTCAATTAGTAAAGATAATATTAAGGTGTCTAGTGATATTTACATCACCCAAGAATGTTTATCAGTTTCTGCACCAGGTATGGCTAGCGAAAGCCAATGTAGTGATTTAAGTCCAGTTTTTAAACCACAAATGCAAGCAATTATGGGTATTGCAATCACACTAATGATCTGTATAATCTTACAATGTATTGGGTTTTCATATCGTGAATCAATAAGTAATATATTAGGTCTGCTAGTTCTAGGTCTATCCATTACATTGATTATTCTTGTTGCAATTCTATCTAATTTTAACAAAAGTCTTACACCTCTATACGGTGGCACAACTTACTATTACACATTAACAAATACTAGCATAGGTATTTTAGTAATTGCCAGTTTGCTGATCCTATTAGAATTATGTTGCAATAAATTAATTCATCGTGCAGTTTTGACACCATACCGAATGATTACTAATGCTAGTAAGAAAGTATAATGGTATTTTGCGGCTGTGTTAATAATCGATATATACATTCCTAACGCGGCAAAATTAAAAACAAATATAAAATAATTCTAGAACTAGAAACCAAGAATACCAAGAATCCCAAGAATCCTAAGAATGCCAGAAGGTGTAGAAGTCCGTAAATTCGCAGATATCCTTATCCATAACTTAGTAGGCCGTTCTATACTTAATGTAAATATTCTCAAAGGTCGTTATACCAAAAAAGCCTTTGATGGATACAACACTCTGGAGAGTATGCTACCGGTGAAAGTAATTTCAATTAAATGTAAGGGTAAAATGACCTATATTGAATTGCACTCGGAAAAAGGCAGTGGTAAAACGATATGGTTGATTAGCACGTTAGGTCTAACTGGTGGCTGGACTGTAGCAGCTAAAGAGAAAAAAGACTTGCGCGGGGAACGCCGGCTTCGTTATATGAAAAAGAGTTTGGAAGGTGCAGGTGCCGGAATGGTCTTTGCCTACCCTGTAATATGGGAATATATATCCAACAATAATTCAAATGAATGGTTTGAACGTGCATTAGACCACTTGAATGTAGAATTTGTAATGGATACAGGTGTAATTGGATATTTTTACGATCAACTTAGTTTTGGTACTCTCAAAATAGTTGAAACCCGGGCAGAATTGGAAAAGAAATTGAAAGAATTAGGCGCCGATATGCTAGATGAAACTACTGGTATTGAAATATTTAAAAAGGCTGTACTAAAAGGAACTAATAAAGAAAAAATGATTGGTAATGTGCTAGTTAATCAGAAGGTAATATCTGGAATAGGTAATTATTTGCGGGCGGATGGGTTATGGTTGGCTAGAATTTCACCGTTCCGGAAAGTGGGGGCGCTTAGTGATATGGAATTAGAGACTATATATAATTGTTTTCGTGCTCTTATGTGGGGTGATTATGCACCAGAGGAAGCACGAAAGAAAGGATATATAGGAGGCGATTTTAAAATACCACACGATTATAAAAGGGAATTTTTCATATACCGTCAGGAGACAGATATAGACGGCCGGAAAGTAGTTAAAAAAGAATTATATGAAGGCACACAAAAGCGATATATATATTGGATCCCAGAAATACAAGTATAGGAATTAAGGAAAATTTGGAATTTTTAGGAATTTTTAGGAATTTTTAGGAATTTTTAGAAATTTTTAGAAATTTTTAGGAATTTTTAGGAATTTTTAGGAATTTTTAGGAATTTTTAGGAATTTTTAGGAATTTTTAGGAATTTTTAGGAATTTTTAGGAATTTTTAGGAATTTTTAGAAATTTTTAGGAATTTTTAGGAATTTTTAGGAATTTTTAGGAATTTCCGGAAAAAATGAAAAAAATTGAATTTTAATTTTTTTAATAAAGTATTAGTATTTTTCTCTCTACGAACTCGTTTCACTGAGATTTTGCATTTGAAGATGGCTGAGAATCGAATCTATTATAGCGATGAAGAATATAGATGCCCAATTCTCTACAGTAATGAATCCGGCGTTTATAATTCCGGATTTGTAATGATGAACAACAATGGATTCAATCCATTTGATCAGGCGTACTTGCTACAAAAGTTATTTGAGGCAAAAGGCTTTCAAGCCGAAATCCTTGATGCGAAACCCAAATACTATACTGGAAATTTCAATTTCGCTGGATTGAGAGTCAGCTTTCTCAAGAAAAAGCAAACGCACGATCTGTTCAATGAGGTGATTGAACAGTTCATTGATCTGTGGGCGACATCGAAAACTTACGATGAGTTCAAGCAGAAACTTGATGCAGAGGCCACCACACCCAACTCGAGTCCTGTTGCACCCGTTGCACTGCGTCCAGTTTCTACTCCGGTCTCTCGTGCAGTGCCTTATGCAGCTGCCGCACGTGCACCTGCACCTGCTCCTGCTCGTGCACCTGCAACCAGTGCTGCTCCTGCTCCACCTGTGGTGCCAGAGACTCCAAGCCAAAAACTCGAACGTCTCACGAAGCAACAAAAGGCTCTCGAGAAGCAACAAGAGGAGCTCGCAAAGCAACAAAAGGCTCTCGAGAAGCAACAAGAGGAGCTCGCGACTGCCATATCTGCTGCCGAGAAAGCCGCCAAAGCCGAAAGTTTACAAAAACAGCTTGCCAATGCCGATCTAACTGAGGAGGAATTGAAAGAGTTTTTGGCAGCTCGAGCCACTCGCCAGTCTGCTTCAGCCTCTGCTCCGGCTCCTGCTCCTGCTCCAGCTCCGGCTTCGGCTCCTGCTCCGGCTCCTGCTCCAGCTCCGGCTCCTGCTCCCAATCAGTAGTGCTTCGCCACGCCGCGAGCCTTTGTGTTTTATAAAATTAATACTTATGTGAACGTACGTTTTTTTATTTTTTGTTAAACATAAAAAATTGATTTAAATTTAAATACATTCTAGTATTAAAATAAATTTACAAATTCAAATTGCCAAAATTATATAATGGAAAACAAAGTAATAACTACACTGAACCCAAGCTTTATTCAAAATATCGAATGTGTATTAACACGTGGCAATCAATTTATTCAACATACTACTTTAAGATTCAATCTTATGGAATTTGCAGATTTTCTAAAAGCAATAGAAAATCAAGACCAAGACCAACATTGGAAACCTATGAAAGTAAGTCATCAAGGCAAAATGAAAGATAATCCAGAAATTAGATCATCTAAGGTGAATAAGAATATCCATATATCCTTTACAAAAGGTAGATATTGCCCACAAACTATTAGTATTAACTATAAATCGTATTATGTAATTGATAATGACCTTATAAAATTTGATACTGCTTCATTGGTAAATGGTATATCTAACTTTATGATAATCCGGTATGATGAAGGCGACCATTTTGATGAATTTCATTATGACACCCAACATACCAAGAACAGCACCAAATCAATTGGTACGGCATTGCTGTTTCCACCGGCTGATATTAGCCCTTTCACTGGTGGCGATTTAATATTTAAGATTGAAGATGGCGATCAAGTATCGCTACAAACTATATACCCATCTAAATTCAAAGAATGGACGCTGATAACATTCGGGCATGTACTACATAAATGCACGCCTGTCTTATCTGGCACGCGTTATGTTTTCAAGGCAGAAATATGGTCTATGTATCCCGATATTATGAAACCAGTAGAACTTAGTATAGAAAGCATTACTAGTTTTATTAAGGAAAAGCAATCACGCAAATTAGAATTATTGAGTCAGGCTCGGTATTATATTGCCGATTTATATAGTACATATCTAGAAGATATACGAATTAAACTAGAGGCTAGGAAGCGCGCTATTTTAAAACATCCTGACGATAAAATAATGGTATTATCAACAGATACTATATCAGATATACATTATAAACCTCATTCTATCATCATGAATATGAATATGAATATGAATATGGATATGAATATGGATAATAATACTTATATCGAAAGTACTAGAGATAATAAATGTAAAGAAGCATCCCTTTTACACTATTATGAAAATACAATGCATATTAAATTGGATATTCTAAAAATAAATTATAATAATTTAATCATATTTCTAAATGATGAAAATGATGTATATCTAGATATAGAACAAATTCTCGCCACTCGGGATTTTTCAACACGATATCTCAGTTTAAAATATAATGGAAATGGAAGTGGAAATGGAAATGGAAGTGAAGATGCCTATAATGATAATGAAATTAACATAGAGTTTGATGAAACATTAAAAACTGTATTTGTATTATCATCCTTATATAAGGAACCCTATGATTTTAATACCTTATTAACTAATACGCCAGTGTTAGGTAATACATTCGATATAAAACATCTTAAATTATTACGGCAAATTATAAATTCTGGTTATAAATTTACGTTATTCAATAGGCGATATGAAATGTTTGTTCCAATTTATGATTGGAGTTATAGTAAACCTGTAATTAGAATAGAAATAGATAGAACAAATTTCAACTGGATTTTTGAATATCCTAAATATCCAGGTGTTATGCTAAATAAAGAATCAGAATATAATGACGAAGGTGGATGTGATGATACATTCACATTTGAAAGCACTTGCATTCTCATATGGCGCACAAATGAATAAATAAAAAATAGCAAAATTGGAGTTTCTAGAAAATATAAAATAAAAAATTGAATTATTTTTTAATTTAAAATAAAGTATATACTTTTATCCAAAATCAGTTGCCAAATCAATTGCATTAGGCAATCACAAGATATTTTCCAATTTGAAAATGGCATCTCGTCAAAACGCAAACTCAAGTGCAGACGCCGGTTTCCAACGCAATAACAAAGCTAAGTCTAGCCACCCGGTTGGACATTTTCGCGACAAGAGCAAGTATAACAATCGCAATGGTCGTTTTGCAAACCGAGATAGGGAACAAGAACCTCGGGAACAACAAGCTCCGCGAGATACTTATATTAGCCAGCAAGAATTGGTTGAACATTTAACCGCCAAGCTGCGTGCTAATAAGTTTGTTGAGGTAAAAATTAATGAAAAAACAAATGACCGTGGTACCTTATATGAAATCGACGTTATTAATCCCGGTCTGTTTCGGATTGGTAATGGAACATTCTTTACTATGAAGCTACACACCGTTAGCCATAAGTCGCGAGTCATCTTTATTACAATCATTTTCAATGATGATGAAGCTCGTAATGCAGATATGCGTATTAACGCTGATGCTATTATACAAATTTTCCGTGAGATTGCACCTGATACTATTGAAACAATCAGCATCACTGATGTAAAAGATAGCAAGGGTAATGAGCATTTAGCAGTTCGTGCTAATACAGTTAAAGGAGCATCTTTGAATTTTACTTATGAGCGTGCAATGGAATTTGTGCACGCTGTCGATGAGAATTACGGCTCTCCTGATTCTGCTTCTGCTTCTCATTCCGCATCCGGAATAGATGATACCATTTCATCTGTTAAAGATATGACAACCGACCAAATTGATGCTGAATCTGCTCTTCTTGAGAAAAAGCTTAAGGCACTACAAGAACTCAAGCAGGCGAAATCTAGTCAACCTAGCAAGACGGCTAGTGCTGATGCGGCTAGTGTTGATGCGGCTAGTGCTGATTCGGCTAGTGTTGATACGGCTAGTGTTGATGCGCCTGATGCCACTCAAGATCAAAATATTAAACAACCTATCCGCCCTACACGGGTTAAAGTTGGAAACAAAACCGTATTTGTTAAGCGGGACAAAACACCGGTTGATAAGCAATGAGTTCTAATTAATGAAAAATTTAAGTTGTTTTTTTATCTTTTTATCTTATTGGCAATAGTATTTAATTATAATAAAAAAGAGCAAAAATAGATTGACAATATGAACTTGAAATACCCTATTAACTAATACCCTATTAACTAATACGTTAGTGTTAGGTAATACCACGAATCAAACAAGTTCGCGTATTTGTTGTTGTGTGATATCTAGACTCCAATATCGTTTCATATCAAATTGTATTTTTTTAGGTGTTGCATTATTAGATTTCATTTCTAGAATCTGTCTTCGCATTTCAGGTGTTATATCTAGTTGTCGATGCTTGCATTTTATAATTGGTTTTGCTTTTTTTATTTCTTGTTCTGGTTCTATTTCTTGTTCTATATCCGGTTCGTGTGAGTGTATGTATTCCCGCTTTGTTTCTAATGTGCTAGATGAATTATCTAATCCTACCCACGTGAAGCCTAATTCTACACCTCCCGAAGTAGGGATATATCCTTTTATAACTAATCGAGCAGGGATAGAATGAACTGCTTGATGACACATTTTACACAAAGATACAAGATTCCATAACTTATTCTTATTAAATATTCCGGCATCTAGCGTATCTAGAAGATCTACTGAATCAGCATCACATTGTTGATTTATATGATGGACATCAGTTGCTTTTTCATACTTGCATACCTCACACATTGCAATTATTTTGTCTTTATTATATTTAGACATACCAATCGTGCCAGTTGTATCTGCAACCATTGCGGATGTAGGCGTGAGTGCAGTTCCTATCATTGTGCGAATTTCCTGTGCGCGTGTAATGAATTCTGCATCCATATTCATTGATTGTGCGACCAGAATACCATATGAAGACGGACCCGAACCCGGTTGCAACTTACGAGTATATATTAATTTTGCCGGATTGGTTTTATCCTGTTCCACTAGCAAATGATAGAATTTAACATTATCTAGCTTCTTAATGCAATCCATTGCTGTTAGATTATGCAAGTGTGTTGCAGAAAGAAATTTTACATTACGACGCGCTAGTATCTCTAGTGCTGATGCAACTAATGCTGTGCCATCTTCAATTACTGTTCCCCTGCAAACTTCATCACATAAGAGTAATGAATCCGCATTAGAATATTTCAATATGACTTTGAATTCCTTCATCTCCACTTCAAAACTACTAAGCCCTGCATAAAGATTATCATTTCCTAGGATTCGGGTAAATAGATACTTAAACGGGCGATAGGTAAACTGGGAAGCAGCTACATACATCCCGGCTTGCGCCATAATGACTGCCAATCCCAGTGATTTCATAAGACTTGATTTACCTACTGCATTAACACCAAATAAGAGAATACCATCCCCGGCACCCGCACCTATACCCGCACTATCATTCACATTGGCACCGGCACCGGCACTGGCACCTAGGGATATATCATTTGGAACATATGCTGCGGTTTGCATTATATATTCAATAATAGGATGCCGAATTAAACCCGCTTTCAAATAACTATTTCCTGGTGTTATATCCAAAGTCGGCCGAGAATATCCTTTTTCCACTGCTGCTAGTGTGTTGCTTTGCAATACATCAATTTCGGCTATAAATCGGGCATATACACCTAGAGCATCAAGAACCTCTGTGTGGGATGTAATCTTTTCCGCTAGCCAATTATTCATTTCCACTTTAGCAAGTTTACCCATCCTATCAATATTTGCCTTTAGAGTACCATTGCTAGTCTTCAAATATGGTATTTCAATCTCCCATTTAGATTCCTTCATTTTTAAGAATGCGATATCCTTATTAGTTATCTTATAACTACCAACTTTCAAATGTGCATCTTTCTTTGCGAAATAGGCTTCTAGCGTATCCTTACGGGTAGTATTGGTAAATATATGAATTCCTTTTGATGCATTTTCACCAGTGTATATAATCGGTTTGCTGCCTGTTGCAGGTGTCCACTTAGGTTCTATTATGTTGGATAATGCTAGAATAAGATTATCTAGAAATCCGCGGTCATTATCTATCTCGGCTTGGAGATCATCTAATGGTTGGGAAATACCTTTCTGGAATAAATTTGTTTCCACACCAGACCATACAGGGGCTCGCAAATTTTCAATACATAGAGATTTCTTTAATAATGCTATCAATTGTTGGAACTCTGTAGTAGCGGCTTGGGTTGGATATAATTTTTGAATGGTTTGTATTAGTTGTTGTGGATGTGGATGATGCTGTGGTTGTGGATGATGCAGTGGTTGTGGATGATGCAGTGGTTGTGGATGATGCTGTGGTTGTGGATGATGCTGTGGTGGTTGGTGTGGTTGTGAAAGTTGAAACATATAGTCGCCGAGTTCTTGGGCGGATTCTAGAGATTCTAGATAGGCTACTAGTTCTACTGGTTGTATCTTGCCGGTAATAATCTTTCGAAGATAATTTTCAATATTGCGAATAGGTGCTAGTTTGCTACGGATTTGATATAGAGGCGATCCGTATTTATCTGTAGTTCTAGCTACATAATCCCGATGCAATGATAGAAGTTCGCCAATCTGTGTATATCGCGCCTCTAGAATATGGGTCTCAGTAATAGGAATAGATAATCGCTGACGTAGTAAAGTCTTACCTAATGGTGTTTTAGTGGAATCAAGCAAGTCTAGCAATGTTATCCTGTTATTAAATTTTTTATATTCCGCCCGCAGATTATCTAGCACATCTAACTGTTCCAAGGCATTATTTGCTAGCATAAGATACTTATCAGAACTCACCAACACCTCTGGCATCTCTAGCTTATCCAGAATTGTTTTATCGTGTTTCAAAATAAATTCAATTAAAAGTATCAATGCCACACGACTGAATGTATGTTCCCCGCCATCAATACCTAATTGTTGAGTTATATCGAGCAATCCACGCTGTCGGATATACACTTTCTCTAGCAATGCATTTTGATAAGGTAGCTTATGATATTTATCTTCTATACTTGTACGATGTATCTTATAATTATAATTGAATAAATGTAGAGAATTTGCCAGGTCGTCATCTGGCATTTGTTCGGCCGGGATATTCTCTAGGTAAATATTGAGTTCATTCGGGTTTTTAATAGTCAGTAGTTTTAGTAATTCATCTAGTGCAATGGATAAATCTCCGGCGGCTGTGTTATTGACGGACATAACGCCATTATCACCGGTAAGGCAATCGACGAACGCAACGCCAATCTGGATATGCATTGAAGATTTATTGCTAGTAGTGTGTTGTCTAGGTGTGCTAGAATTGGAATAATAACTTCGAACTTGTTCCATATAGATAACCATTGATATATTGCTAAAATTATCAGAATTGATATTAACCCCTGGAGATATAATACTAGCTTCTCGACGTTCAAACTTTGCGGAATTACCTATTCTTTGTTGGTCGAAAATTACAATAGTCCAACCAAAACGTTCAACTGCTTTTTGAATATAAGGATTTACATATGATTCTCCAACACCACCCATGAATACTTGGATTTCCGGTCGGTCATAAACTACTTGAGGTTTCGCGGCGACTTTTAAATTAACATCATCGCAAAATTCCCATACATTGCCTTCCCTAGTGCCATCTGGATAAATAATTCCATATATTTCAAAGAATTCCCCAACTTGCATTAATATTGTTAATTTGGATTTATTAAGTTTATATGTATATTCCTTTAAGGTAGCTAAGTAAAATTCTACTACCTTTTGAGACATTCTAGGGGTTATAATGGATAGGTGGTTATGTGGTTATGTAGTTATGTGGATAGGTATTACCTATACTAACGTATTAGTTAATAAGGTATTACCTAACACTTGCGTATTAGTTAATAAGGTATTACCTAACACTTGCGTATTAGTTAATAAGGTATTACCTAACACTTGCGTATTAGTTAATAAGGTATTACCTAACACTTGCGTATTAGTTAATAAGGTATTACCTAAC